TAACGTCGTCCGTACCCATCTTATAGGTCTTCATCAGGTTACCGACGAATCCGCCAGTCTTGTCTGCGTTTGTGCCGTATGCGACCATCATCGAATTAGCTAGCTTAGTACCATCTGCCAGGTTTTCATATTCGACACCCGCAGCTGATAGGTTCACAGAGAGCTTCTCTAAGTCAGTAACTGAAGAACCAGTCTGTATGGCCATCTTTCTTAACGAGTCACCCAGCGCGTCTAACTGCTCTGCGTTCGCACCGCTGACTCTGCCAACATCTGCTAAACCAGCTTCATACGCAGCAAACGCTTTTGTTCCTGCCCCTAACGCGGCTGTTACAGTTCCTAACGCCACGACAGCGGCTGCTGCCCCTACCTGTATTGCCTTACCTAGAGCAGTGCCGAGCTTGCTAAATCCTGTCTCGGCAGTTGCTCCGAAGGCTGCTAAGTCTCCTTTAGCCCCCGCTAAAGCACTGCTAAACGAACTCTTATCCAGAGTTAGCTTAGCACTTAGCGATCCAACTTCAGCCATGTAACCACCTTCTTATATTATTTTGCTTAATTTCTCTTCCAACTCCTGCTTCTTCTTGCTCGCTGCTTTCTTTCTCTGAGGAGTCTGTGGCATATATTTATCTAGGCCTTTCAACTTGTCAGACAGCATAGCGCCCAGGAAGTTGATCGTTCTCCAGGCTGAAGAGATTGACAGCTCAAGTTCGTGGACGTGACGCTCTTGAATCATCGTATTAATCTCGTCCACCGTGAGCATGTAAACATCAGTAGCCAGGTGGCCCAAAGAGGCCATCTCAGCCACCGCCCACTCTATAGTCCATTCGTCTTCATCAGACTGGGTTGGTTGGTGATCCTCCTTTGGCTCGCTTCCTCTGAAAGCCTATTGACTGCTTCACCGCGTCCGCGAGTACCTCCATGATTTTGGTTTGCTCCTCCTGGAAGAACTTCATAGCCTCGGCTTCATCCTCAATCTCAGAGGTCTTCTCTGCCAGGTACTCGTAGTGAGCCTGGAATACTTCTTGAGCTTCGTCGGAGTCCATGAGTTTTGTTTTCTCAAGTCTCCTCGCGCCATTCACACCATGTAAAAACAGTGTGATTTCTTCTCCTAGGTCGTACGGGGTATCCGCGAGAGACCAAACATTATCTCGCTTAAAGCCCAGGGCCTTCATCACATTGTGAGCGGTTGTCAGGGCTAGGATGTCAAATCTCAGTTCATAAGGCTTTCCAGCCATCATTATTGTAGCATTTGTGGGTGCCATGTAGGATCACTCTGTTGATATATAACAATAAAAAAGGACCAGCACTTAGCTAGTCCTGCGGCATAGCGGGCCTGTGCCCTTGAAGGTTAATGACTCAAGTTGTACGCTCTTCGGATCAAAGCTGAAGTCATCAGTCTCTAAATAGCAATACCCCTCATACCTGGCATCACTAGATGAGTTGTAGTAGAATATAGCTATCAGCTTGACACCCTTCTTAGCGGTGTGTTCTTGCGCGTCCAAGCCGCCAGTGAGTGACTGCTTACCGAGTGCAGTAACTACGCCGACGCCTGTGTTTCCTGCTTTCTGATATGCTCTGAAGCCAATGTCTGCACATGCACCATCAGCGTTGATCAAAGCGATTACATCGTTTGCTGTTGATGTAATAGCCGCACCAGAGTGGGCGAGAGTAACAGTGACGTCCGTTCCTGCCACAGCAACGCTCAGAGCCCCAGCGCCTCCGGGGTCAGTCATAGTTATTGTGTAGGAATTTCCGGTAGTGCCACCAGGTGAGTGCTCGAACCTGATATCGTTGTTGTCTCCAGCCATCGCGGTAGAGTACTCTGCGACGCCCTTACACTTGTAAGCGTCTACAGTGAATGTCCAGTCAGTGACGGTCGGGAACCTTCTAACATATGTGTCACCTAGCAGAGGAACCTCTACCAGCTGTGGACCATAGGTTATCCTGGAAACCGACGCGCCGAGAAGAGCAGTAATAGTGGTGAAGTACTTGCCAGAGTGGCATTGTACGACATCGGTTGCTCCTCTTGCAGTTGTGAGATATATTCTGCCACCGGCATAGTCAATCTTGTAAGGAGTAACGGTGACGAAGTTATTGTCGCCACCGGTATCCGCCTCAAAGACTGGTGCCGTAGCATCAGACATGTATCTCTTGGTCGCATCGGTGATTTCATACACTGTGTACTTCTCGAACCCCGCACTGGATAGATCGACGTGCTGCATAGCTTCATCAGATAAATCGCCAGCTGCGCCGCTCGTTGTGTAAACGGCGCATAAGGCGGTCGAAGACGGGGCGGTAACCATTTAAATCACCGCTTAAGCGAATGTGAGTGCGCTAGTACCCTTCAGTGTGACTGTGCACCTCTGGACTTCCTTCGGGTCCCAGGTGTAGTCGACAGATTCGATGTAGGTATCGCCGGTGAGGGTGCCGCCGGTGATAGTTATGATGATTGTGTTCTTGGTGAGGGCGTAGGCTGCTGTGTAGATCTTGCCCTGGCCAGTGTCAGCCTCATCATATACGAGGTCGACGGTTAGGGTCCAGTCTGTGATTGTGGGGTACCTTGCCATGAAGGTATTTCCGAGTTCAGTTACATCTACAAGCTGTGGGCCGAAACTTAGTCTTGCATTGGTAGTTCCGAGAACTGCGGTGCCGCCAAAAGTCCAGGATACTACGCCACCGACTGCTGCTGGTGCTGTTGTCATCTTATATCATCTCCAGTATCATATTTTTTCGCTATTCGTTTACAACGTGCAATATATTCGTCGAGCGTTCCGATGCCTTTGCCTGTATTGCAGGCGTAGCACATTATGACTATGTTATCCTGAGTCATGACAGGGTCTCGGGCCTTCCTATCCAGACTGGGCGAGTCTGGTACAGGACATCGAGACGCTTTCTTTTCGAAGTTCAACTTAGAGCCACATACGTAGCAGTGAGTTGTATTCTTAGCTAGTTCTTCGAGCCACTCTCGGGTGAACTGTATTTCACAACCTTTTCGTTGATGAGATAAGATGGTCAGTCTTGCCCATTCGCGATGTCGGTTGTTATACCTCCACCTGTCGCGTGACTCCTGAGAAGTCTTGCTCATGCAAACAAGACCTCAAAGTTTAGTGAATACGTGGTTGCATTATTCGAGTCTTTCCCTAGGTATAGTCCCCTAGAGTTTACTGCACGCACGAATATGATGCCACTCGGCCGCGAGCCTTCAAGGTAGGTATAAATCGACTCTATGTTTGCTAGAGCCGTCCCAGGGTCGGAATTTCTTACCTTGACCTGGACTCTCACTATATCGTATAATCTGCTTGTCTGACCTATGCCGCGGACTGGTGGAGGCCCGCCATAGGCCGTTACGGCTATACAATTTATAGGGCTGGGTGGCATGAAATCTATGAATAGATCTGTAGCCAGCGTTCCGTACGCCCCTGTTTGCAAATACGTTGCAATCGTCTCTTGTACCGCTGTCATTTAATCACCTAAACACATGTAGTGCCGTAGTTACCGATCCCGTCAAGATCATCGTAAAAATGACGAGAAGAAAGGGTTGGAGTTTACTCCACATCGACCCCCTGGCTTCTTTCTCGGCGTCTAACTCTGCCAGCTTCACCCTAATGTTTCCGCTGTTCTTGGTTAATTCGCACAAGACTTCTTCCTGTGATTTCAGGGCGTCTTCTACATTGTCTAGGCGAACCTCAATACCCTTGATTGAGACGGCCAGGTCTCCGACCTTCTCAACCAGGATGTCGATCTTATCTTCCTGTGTCGCCAATTATACTCCTCCATGCCCGTATATACAATTCATTATCCTGAAGGTTATAACGGCGATGATTACTCCTAGTGCCACGTGCGCCCAGAATATAGTGCTCGCTGGCAGTGCTAGGATTACTTTATCTTCCTTACACTCTCGATCAAGCTCATGGCTTATTATCAGTACTCGGCGCTCTACCCCCGCCACACGGTTATCTAACCGCTCCACTGAATCTTTTACATCGTTAAAAATCCCTTCCAGCGTGGCAGCATTCTCCATACTACCACCTATTTCTTATTGAGCGCTTTGTATCCGAATAAGAACCCTGCTGCCATGAGTGCAAGGTCGCGTAAACCGGTAATTGCTGCTTCTGAGCCCTGCCTAAGTGCTAGATAGCAATAGCTAACCATGATAAGCAGGATTATAGAGTAGGTGCGCACGCCTGAAATTGTAAAATTACCGACGCGGATATCCCCATCCACGAAGTTCTCATTGTGCGAAGTACCCTCCATTGTCTCAGGCTCTGCTGCTGTCTCCTTCTCATCGCAGCCCATAAGACTCACTTCCCGAGTAGAGCTTTTAATTGCTCTAAGAATGCTAGTACCTTTTCGAGGCGCTCTACTATGTCTTTTACTTCCTCAGGTGTGAGCTTGTCGTCTGCAAGAGCCTTGGTCGAGTATGCGATAACCTCAGAAACACCGCTGATAAACATCGCGGAGTGGTTAATCACAACCAGGGCTGCCTGGTACTGCCCCCGGTATTTGATGCCAAGACCAGTAGTTACAAGCGCAATTCCGGTTGTAATCACCGCTGCCAGTATAGCGTAATCTATCTCCATTTACTTCATCCCATACTGGTCTATGAGGCGTCGAACAGCCATGAGTTTCATTACATCAGTGCCAAAGTGGTCTCTCCACTCCAGTCTATTGTAATTCTTTCCGCCGTTAGCGCCCTTAAATCTGATGAAGTCCTTGCCGAAGGTCTGGTAGTACTTCTTTACTATCTTCTCGGCTATCTCTACATCAAGAATGTCGTCACCCTTCTTAAGCTCAGATACCTTGACCCACTTCATCTCTTCGTCGGATTCCAGGTCTGCGATCTGAACTTTCTTGATGATCTTCATGATGTCGAAGTCTCTCTTTGTGCTAGTAAACCCTAGTGGAAGAGAAGCTTCCTGCCCTGTCCATGGGACACACTCCAGCCAGCCGTCTCCGCCGTCTGTTGGGTATCCAGTCTCGTCCCTATTAATAAGTTGATCTGTCATTTAAATCACTCGGTCGCCATTTTGCCCTTTAGTCGGGCGGTAACTTCCATGAAGGCTTTCTCCAAGAACTTGGCTTCGCCTACATCGTGGTGGTATTGTAAGTTCTCATGCTGTTCCAGAGCGTAAGACTCCGCGGCTCCACCAAAGCCGATTTCGTAACCATCCTCTAACTCACTCACGTAAGCTGAGTCTCGGAGGGTCCCGATGTCCACAGGACATTTAGTTTGTGCTAGCCCTTTGATCTCTATTGCTGCTGCCTTCAGCTTCTTCATAGCTTCTCTAATAGTTTCTTCGCCGGCTAGCATGTCCCACTTCAGTGTATAACTCATCTGCCCCTCCTAGCGTAGAAGCGCTCGTCTAGGAGAAGCTCGATCACCTCTTGGATCTCCCTTAGGTCGGTCGTGCTCAGCTCTGCAAAGTCGCTTCGCCACTTCTCCAGAAGTGTCTTTATACGAGAGTTTCTACCCGATTTATCTTTTCCACTGCTCATACCAATTCACCACGAATTTTACAGTTTGCTTTATCCGCGTTTTACTAAAAATACGCGGCACGATGTAAAATCTTGCCTTACCTTGATTCATATCTGATGAATTCAAAAGCCGGGTTCATCATCTTATCCCCGACCATTTGGTATGACAAAATCAGCCCAGACAGATCAGGTACCAGGTTCCTCGAAGCGAGGTATGGGGTTTGTCTCTGAAAGCTGCCGAGGCTTATAGCCATCATGCCCATGTAGCTTGGGATTACGTTCTCGATATGACAGTGTCCAGTTGCTAAGACGTGGGGTATATTCTTCTTTTTATCGCATACCATCTTCATTACTAAGTCTTGCGTTCTCTTGCTTCGCACCTCAGCGCATCCACCAGTTCCATGATACAGCGCAATTCGCAGCCCACCGTCGACCGTCACCATGCCATAGTCCTGGCCGAGGTACATGAGGTCATCTCTCTCCTGTGCTACGAATTCACCTAAATGTAGGCATCCGTTCTTAAGAAGTGATGCATCGTGGTTACCCGTTATAAAGTAGTTATTCTCGAAACCACTGGGATAGTTGGCGCAGATATACTTGGCAATCTGCTTAGGGTTGTGAAGGTGCTGGTCTTTCTCCATCTCCGGGTGCATACGTAACCCATCACTGAGGTCACCGGCGCAAAGCAGTGTCTTTATTCCGCGCTTACGCACTGTACGGCAAAAGTCAGATAACTCTTCCAGCGCGGTATACTTAGATCCGAAGTGCATGTCGGATATGAGGGCGATGCTGTAGGTGTCAGAGTTTTCGGGTACTTTAGTTTTCTTCACACGCGTCGTGCTCTTAGGTGGAGGAGACCCGATCTTTTCCCGCCACATCTTCGAGAAGGTCTTGCGGTTGATGCCAAGTGCATAGGCTGCACCGTCGAAGGACCCCTCCGCGTCGTAGGCGGCAATAAGGTCTTGTCTAGTAAGCTTTACTTTGGCCAAAATAGTCACCTAATTTTTGTCCTCAATAATTATTAGCGGAAAAGGAAAATTTCGTAAATATTATATATTAAGTATTTTCATCCTAACATATAATATTTTTCCCATGCCAGGATGTGTCATGAGGAAATTTGCGTTTTTATTTCTTTTTGCAGACCATTTTTGCAATCAGTAAGCCCTTTTTTGCGTTTTTTGAAAAATCACTCAAACACTCCTATAGTAGTGTATATATAGGTAGTGTATTCCTATATAACTTTTAACGTAAAAAAGAAAAAAGTGCAAAAAAAGTGGACCCTGATATCGTTTGCACTTTTTGCATTCGATATCAGTGAGGCCTGCGGTTTTGCAAAAAATCGATGTACTTAAATGTACACCACTGATAATTCAAGTACAGCTTTGTCGTTATAGAAGTGTTCAACGGTTATAGTTGGGGAATATGTCGCACCATTGGGCACAAACTTATCTAAAGGATCATAGTTGACTGATCCTGCGATATATAGTTGATGTGAGGACACTACCTCCTGTCCTTGTGCATTCTTGACCAACTTTGAGGTATCCACTCTATAACAATAAATTGTTGACGACGTGCCATAGGTTGGCGCGCCGTACTTGTCATACCCAGTCCACGGGTAGTACGTGACTGTGTAATCCAACCAGTCGGCAAAGTCTAAGGCGAATGTTCCAATTCCCATAGACTTCACCAGTCACTGTGTGTTCTGTCGCCTGATAGTTCTTCGTCATCATACTGGTCTCTATAGAATTCAGCTGGCACCTGTAGTGTTGATCCGTCTTCAAGTGTTCTGTCTCTAGTCCCAGTTTCCGAGGTGAAGCTGTACGGCTCGGGGGTCGAACTTGCGTGATTCATTCCTTCACTCATGAAGGCCTCAGCTTGCGCCCTGTATGAGTCAGCGATCTGGCTGTAGCTTATGCTCATTGGGCCTAACGTTCTGTCAGCCTTGCTTGAGTACTTCCCTGCTGCTGAGAGGCATGCGTCGTGGCAAGCCATGTACGCGTTGTCTCCAGCGTGGTCAAAGAAGTATTGAAGTTCTTCATCACAAAATTGGGCGTTAGCACCAGAATTGCTAACGTCCGTGTCTCCGAGCAGCAGCCTCATCCGATCTATCTCATCCGAATCGGGGAGATAGGTATAGGTGTATGTCGGTGCTGCCATTTAAATCACCTACGTGATCACGCTTACTAATACCCATCTCTGGGTGGTTCCGTAGTAGCGGAATACCATGAGGCCATAGCCAGAAGTGGATGCATCGGTGTTCGCACCAGGGCAGATGATCTGGTTAGCTGCATCTGAAGTGGTCTGGTGGTAAGCAGTCATTGCCTTGTTGATTCCGTTGTTCATGATAGTGATCGTCCTGCCACCATAGCCTCCAGTGAATCCGGAGATTCCGAAGGCTGCTGTTGGCCCTGTCACTGTGTACTCATCCACACCATCAGTCAACGCGACGTTGTCGTTCTGGCCGTCTACCAGGACGAGGCTATCATCGGTTCTAACTGGGAGGTCTGCATACGTGAGTGCTCGGAACGTCGGCGTTGTCGCAGCGCCAGATGCTGGCCCAGCGAATACGTAGTTTGCAGTCTGATTATCCAGGCTAATCTCCTGGGTTGATAGTCCCATAAGCCCGGTCGCGCTGGCCGCGAGGGTTACGAGGTCATGATGTGCATCCGCTGTTGCAGCGTGGACGCTGATGTCAACGCCGTCGATTGTGGTCAAAGCTTTAACGGTCATGTTACCGGTTAGCTCTATAGTGCCGTCTGCTTTGAGGAATGCTGTGTCGTGTAGACCATCAAGCTGGTCAGCGTTTAGGTTAGTTACTAGCGTTGTGCTTGCTACTACGAGTGGCGCTGTGCCTGTTGCTACATCAGACTCGAAAGTCTGTGCCCTAATCTCGAAGGATCCTGCATCCCAGTCGGCTGTTACTGCACGTGTACCATCGGTTCTGAGGTATTGTGTATGATCGTCGTCTCCGAGGCCTGCAAGTAGTCCGTGGTCGCCTGACCCACCCGAGCCACCAGCTCCACCAGTCAGTCCAGAGACCCTTAGGTCGTAGAACGTGCCTGATGTGTAGTCGCCCTTGAGAAGAACAAACTGTCCAAGAGGCATGACTGAGAACCTGCTGGCTTCTCCGAACCCGTTAGCTGCGACGTTCTCGGCATCGATCTGAGCTTCAGCTTCCGTAGCGTATTCAACGGTTGGAACACCTTGGCGCATTACGATGTACTTAGTGTTAAGGAGTGCGGGGTCGCCTCTCTTGACACCGATTAACACCTTGTGGTATTTACCGGCGGTTATAGCAGACCCATCGGCATATGTGGTGATTGCATCCAAGCCTGTAGCTGTCGTGGTCTCATCATCTAGAGCCATTGCTCCTTCTGTGATTGCTGCGACGTCTACTGGCTCCTGTCCGACATATCTCATGTGTCCGGCATCGGTGGAAAGCTTTCCGCCTGCTGACCAGGTGGGCGCCATGCCATTTATCCAGACAGGTGAGCTGAACTCTGCATTCTCTTTGAGGTTGTGTATTGCTTCGTAAACACCGAATTGTCCGAGAGGCCTGCCCCACATAATGCTTGCTGTCCCGGCTGGGGACACCATGCGCACTACTGCTATAGTGTAGTACTCGTCAACTGTTGCATCTATCGCAGGGTTTGTGGTAGACACGGTTGGGACTTCTGCCCCTGTAGTGCCATTGATGTATACGTAGTAGGTTGTAGGGGTTGCGATGTGCCCTGAGTTTAGGTCGATGTCTCCAGCAGCTACTGTAATGAACCTCTCGCCCATGACAGCCGTGTGCTCAGTCCATGCGACGTTAACTATGCCTATACCGCCGGCTGTTGTGATAGTCGGCGTTATAGTTATCTCTTCAACATTCTGGCAGTCAGCCATTTCCCAGACTGTATCCTGGGTGGTGCCGTAGTTTCTAACAATTGAAGTCATACAGCATCACCTAGAATATGTTACCCTTAGAACTGCATTTCCTCCGGTAGCTATAGCCTGGAAGTGGAAGATGTCCGCGCTGAAGTGAAGGGTGAATGTGTCGCCTACGCTAAGTAGGTGCCCAACTGCTGTAGTGGGGGCTGTACCATCCCATCTGATTCTTACGGGGTTATCTTCTACGGTTATAATCGCCATCCTGGCAGCGTCATACGTGGCTTGAGTTAGGGATACCGCAGCTGCATTAGTCACAGTCACTGATTCGAATGCGAAGGCATAGCTTATCTCTGGGGTCAGTACTTTGTCGGATAGTACCCAAGTTAGTGCTACTGTTCCGTGCGTCGCTGCAACCGCAGGCTTAACTGAGACCTTCGTCTGAAGAGCTTGGAACTGCATCGAGAATGAGGTTGACGCTGCCTTAGCGACGGGGAAGTCCTCTACGACTGTATAGAAATTAGTCCCGTCTCTAGTAACCTCGATCTTGAGAAGCAGGTTGTTTGTAGTTACGGCGGCAGTGAAGAACTGAGCAAGCATATTGGCTGTAGCTAGTGTTCCAATTACCGCGTAATCGTTCCCAGTCGTGGTGTATGTGTACACATACCCCTTGCCACAGGCCATGCTTCCGGCGTCCGGGCAATTTGTTACTGATACAAGTGCCATTTTTATTACCTCCTAAAAAGGGAAATGGCCCCTTAAACCCTTCTTATACCATGCAGTACAACGTAGCCTGTGATTACTCCGTGTGAGCCGCCTACAGTGCTGGTAGCTGTGATAACAGCTGTGTGGGAACCATATCCAACACCAACTGGCTGTGGGGTACCAGCGACAACGACCCATATGTGATTGCCAGTTGTGCCCTTCGTGAGGGCTGTTGAGGTTGTAGCCACGTTACCCTTTGTGGTGTCTGGGTTTACGGTGATAGTTACGTCGTTGGTTGCACAATCTACGACTACGTCCATCCACTCTGCATCATAGCACACTATTGTGGCTACTGTCGCGCCGCCGTTTGTTGAGGTTGTGCTAGTTAGGTCTATTACCTGCATGAATGGTGCACCATTCTTTGGGATATATTTATTTGCCATTTAGATCACTCCGAGTAGTATATTGTTATTACATCAGTCGCAACGCAATGCGTGGCTCCAGCAGAGGTTATGAGGATTCTGTTGGGTGAAGCCGCTATAGTTACCTGGTCGGTTATAGTCTTCTCGACACCAGCTGCTGTTCTTACTTGCATGATGAACATCGTTGGCGTAACTGGTAGTGGTACACTGAAAGTGGCCGTTGTGTCTACCTCGTTAGCAGTGACAGTGTGCTTGACCATGCCAGACTTCTTAGCTACTGGGCCGCCTAGTCCACCAGCTGCTACTTCGACTGTAGCTGGCTGAGCGCCCCCAGTCCTGGCGATAGCTGCCATAGAGCCAGGTGTGAGGGTGTAGATAAAGACCGTGTCGCCGTCTACGTCTACAAAAGCACCATAGTATGGGCCGCCTGAATTCCTGGTATCGCCGTTTATGCCTGCTGCCAGGTTGGTTGCTGAAGCTTTCGCATCTGCTCCATAATCCCACTCGCCGTTAGTGACTGTGGGGGCGGCAGAGTATACGTAGCTAACCAAGCCGATATCGATTGAAGTACAATCACCGACTGCACCGAATTTAACCGAGCCTATATCGAGGTTACCATAGGTAGCCTGCTGTAGCACGCCTGCTGTGGCAAAGATACCATAGGTACCAGGGGCTATTGAGGCTGTCAGTGAAGTTGGGTTGACTGCTATTGTGCCAGCTGAAGCTGTTAGGTGAGTGCTGGCGACTGCTGTCATGAGGTCTGCGAAGCTATCGTAGCCCATGATGTGGCTGCCAGAGTGATCTAAGAATAGGACGTCATCGTTAGCGACGTCTACTACTACGCCTGTTGCTGGTAGTATTGACGTACCATTTAGGTTAGCTGCTGTCGCAGTTACCTGCTCCTCATCGATGTACCAGGCGTTCTGATTGAGATCGAGGGAGTCTATAACTGTTCTTCCGAACAGTCTCTGAGTTATGTTCTTTAAGAACGTCATTGTATTCCTCCATAGCGCAAAGCGCATTGCCTTATTTGCGCCCTATGCGCGAGCGAGTTCCTCTCGCCCATTATGCTCAAAGTCTACTCAGGTGTTTCAATCCTGCGTATGTAGCCAGCTGCTTCTAGGATCTGGTAGTTCATCCACTTGGCTACTACTTTGCCCTTAATAACGGTTCCGCGTTGAATTGTCTTCCCATCTGCCATGAATGTAGTCGTGGCTATATAATCAGTCATTTAGAATCACCTATATGAATAAATTGCCCCCGCACAAAAAATGCAGGGGCGAGTTCGTATACTGGTTTAAGCGGAGGTTATGAGGTAGAAGATCTTTCCAAGCAGGCTGGATACCTGTGCGTCATCGTAGCAGGTGTATCCCTGGAAGTAATCTGCGTGGGTGCGCCTGTCGGGTATTCTCTCAATAGCTGGGCTGAATCCGCCGGTCATGCCGGTGTAGCTGAAGATTGCGCCAGCTGTTGGGGTCATGAGTCCTACCTGTGGTGCAACGTAGCCAACCCATGCGCTCCTGGCCCAGACGTAGGACAGAGCATCGGTTGCGCCCTCAACAGAGGACATGTAGATTGCCTTGCCGCAGAGGAGCTTGTCGAGGCCGACTGCCCTAGCGATGAGGTCCTCGGTCATGATTGCGGGCTGGGTGTACTTGTAGATCTCCTTCATCTGTGGGTGAAGCCTGAGTGCCTCGTAGACCTGCTCGTTGATTGTGAGGGTGTTGGGTGTCATGCCGGAAGCGGCCTTGACGGCGAGCTTAGCGGTCTTGATGTTTGCGAGTGGGTCAGAGTTCGCGTAGTCATCCCAGTAGGTGTAAGCACCAGAGGATGCGCCAGTGTAGTCCGCGCCCCATGTGCCGGTGGCGAAGAAGTCAGTGGCGACCTGGATCTCTTGATCTAGGAGGAGTGCACGGGTGACCTTCTCGGTGATAGCTCTCTCGAGCATTACCATGCTGTCCTGAGCGGCAGCGAGGTGAGCTGGGAGTGGGAACTCGTAGCCCCTGAACTCACAGGAGTATGTGCCCTTGGTGTCCATGTCGAGCATTCCGCCAGGCATCTTCGAGCCAGGTACCCACTTCTTGCTGGGGGACTCGAAGAAGGTCCTGAGAGCATACTTGAAGTAGTTTCCAGATATCTGGCTAACATTGATTATTGGGAACCACTTGCTCGCGATGTACTCAGACTGATCCTGCATGAAGGCGGTGGATAGATTGGATAGTGGGGTATCAACGTGTATATCGGCTACATCTATTCCCTTTACGATCGAGGACTGTGCTGTAATTTCATCTGCCATTTAAATCATCTCCAATTATTAGTTTTCCTTTATATCTCTAAGCATTACAATGTTCAACTACTTTACACGCTGATCGTTGATGGACCAACAAGGAGGACTGAGCATAGCTCGTTTGAGGCCAGTGTCTCACCATCGAGACATACTGCACAGTAAATTCCGGTATCTGCGGATACTGTGACACCTTCACCATCAGCCTCAGAGCCGACATAGGCACCGGCGGCGATAGTAGCCTGCATCTCCAGCCTGGAAACGCCGAATACTCTAACCCTGGCGGCCTGTCCAGCAACGCTGGGGGCATTCTGAAGTATGCCGATTGGGGTCTCGCCCTTTCCACATACATCAACTGTGTTATCTGCTGACATCTTTACAAACCTGTACTGGTAGGCGCTGAGGTCTCCAGCGGCCAGGAGGGTTACATCTAGAACATCCATTTCATATGCCATTTATATCACCTTGTTTACTTGGAAATCATCTTCGGTCCATAGAGAAGTACTGTAGC